TAGGCTTGCGCCACTTAGCACGGAACTATTAAGCCTCGCGGCACCGTTTTGGTTGGTTTATAACAGCAACCCCCTGGTGGTTTCAGTCCCCACCTGGACATACACCTGTTATACTCTGGTGAGAGTGTGCTTTACCTGCACGGTCCTGCTACCACACCTGACTATCACCAACCTGGCCATCGCTCTGGCCACTTCTGACTTCCCGATAATGAAAGACATAATTGGCAAGCCGCTCTTCTATGGCTAGCTGGAGATCCGGTGGGCAATCGAATGCAAGGTCAAATGATGAACGCGTTTGCTCATGGATGACACTTATTTTGTCATCCATGCCATGTGCTAGGTAGTCCGCACCACAGTTGTATAAAACTGACCGTGTGGGGCCTGTACCGCGTCCAATTGCTTGATACCATGCTTGTGCTATTGGGATCCCTGATGTGAGTGCAAGCCCACAACCCATTGTAGCGCCACGATACGCGTCAAACTCAGCTTGGTTGCGAATCGGTAGTATGGTAATACTATCCTTGACCATAGCTGCTCTAACATCGCGCACCATGCGATACCCTTCTGGTGTCCACACAGGGTGGCATTGGCAGAATTTTAATTTCTCGAGGACGATTGCTCGCCCCTCAAGTTCCATCTCGATTCCATACGTGAGGAAAAACGGTGAGAGTGCCGCTTCCACTGTATCAAGATACTCCCTCTCAACTAATAGGGAACAATCGTCACCATTGTTGACGAGTTCAATGTGTATATTTGCTGGTGTTGCGAGCGACGCTGCCACCAACATCTTTGACACATTTTGGATAAATAAAAACATGAGGCTACACATAATTATCACATTACCCAAACCAGTATTCATATCGCCCGACATGCGGTTGCCATGTAGTGTATACTTAATGTAACCATCTTTAGCACGACCGTAGCATCGGTTGACCAACTGCCATCGCAACAATTTGCGTAGTAAGTTGATCTCCTCTGTTGTACAGTGGCGTTTAAACAGTGACACGTAAACACTATGTTCAAATTTAAGCATAAGGACAGAGATATGTTGGTCAAATCTCTTTGCGTCCAAGCGAATCGCG